CGAATGCGTCAGAGTTATGGCCGATAACCACGTCAGCTTCATCCAATAATTCCCACAGTTTTTCGATGACATGCAAATCGTTTTCGGGGTCGCTGCTGTAAAGATCGAAGTCTTGGAGGCTTACAACATGGGTAGATTTTTGGTCTTCCCATTTGTATGAGAAGCACAGTATGTACCACTCTCGTACGTGTTCGATCACGTCTTGTTGCCATTGGCCCCAGACGTAAGCCATGTTAGGTGCAGTTTCTATATCAAAGAACAGTGTCTTCGTCATTAAGACGGCACCGTTAAAAGTCGTACAAGTAATGTACCTTCCCACCATGCACCGTCGTCAGATAAACGGTCTGGCTGTATGGAAAGGCGTTCAATCGTGACGTTCTCTGAACGGTCACCTTCTTTATAGTTCAATGTTTGTCCCGATTCCATACGACTACGCAAGGTATCAAATGTTTCCTTAGTCTTAAATGCTACAGGAGCCCCACTGTTTCTTGATGTCAATACTTGTCGTCTTAAAACAATTGGCAAAATTATTTCATCTACTCTGTTCGGTGTGGCTATGCAACTGGTCAGCCAATCTTCAATGATTGGTGCTTGGGTTAGGCTGGTGTGTCGCCCGATAGTGATAACGAACTGATATGAAACTGAAGATTCGGTAACGAATGTAAAGTTCTTTGCAACATTAGGCACAAGGGAAAGAGATGAAGCTGCGTTGTCATCATTGGTTGCTGCAAACGAAATGGTACCTAGTAGTGCAGAGGTAGGGTTGCCTCTGTATTCGAAACTTTCATCACGGTAACTGATGCCAGCAGCAGGATAATCGTCACCTGCAAATGTGTATTGGTTGCGGTCTTGTCTGACTATCACATTTCTTAATAGTTTGGGAGCGACTGTTGACCAAGAAACTTCTCCAACAGTGAGGGTCCCTGTAACTACTTTTTTTTCTGTCCCTGACTCGCCATAACATCCATTTCCTTTATCGGCGAAATAAGTTTTGTCCCCCAAACGGGCGATTGACTGTATCTCTGAAGGAGAAGCCGCTATTGATACAACATCGGGAGCCCATGCTGGTACCAATATCTCAGTGAACTTAGAAAGATCAGCACGGTAAAGTTTTCCATCGCCACCACCCCACCATACGAATCGGGAATCAACTGCGAGACTGTACGCTGAACCGCTGTCATCAATAACTGGGCCAATGGAAACAGCGTTAGAGGAAGTATCAATCGCCGCTGTCCGCAATCCGATAGACGTAGCTATTAACAAAACCCCGCCGTATGCAACGATGTCTCTTATCACTTCACCATGCGGGAGTTGCCCTCCTATAGTGGGAGTTTGTAGTGTCCCGTCAGTGGTATTAACATTTATGTGGTAAATAGTTCCTGAGTTGTCAGAGTTTGCGGCAGCAAAAATTCCTGATGGTCCACCGCATACACCCACCCATGCTGTTGATGACAAAGCGGGTGTGTAATCGAGAGAGCTTGTTAGCTTCGCACCGTTGGCACCTATTTCAAATATGTTTGCCCCAAGTGCACCAATCAATCTGCCTGATGCGACTCTAATAAGATCGGCTGCTTGGGTGCCACTCGAAGGCCATGCCCCGTCGATAGCGCCGGTATTGATAGTGGCTCTTGCTATAGCTGCCCCTGATCCAAACGCAAGAAAGATATGTGTGCTATCTGAATGGAGATCTGTTATGGAATACGTTGCTCGGGCTACGAACTCAGTCCACACTGCTGGCGCAGCGGTTGGTCCGTTAGTGAAACATACCGTTTCTGCGTCTATAAAATATAGGTAATCACCAACTCTACGAACTAACTGGTTTGTACTAGCAGCACTTTTCTTTTGTTCTGTTATGGGTAAGAGAGTGATTTGTCCTTTTGTCCAAGGATCAATACCAGTAGAAGTACTGAACCTACGGCGGTCACTATCATCCAAATCAAAATGCGTTTGCCCAGCACCGTAACTCCAGTCTGTTTGTGAACGTGTCCATGCGCCACTTGTATCTAATGCGTTTTCACCAGGTTCTTTACTCGTATCTCTTTGTTCTCGTAATGCGGGGACAGTTGTACGGGCATACTGAGTAGTGTCAATTTGATATGACACATCATCCAGTTCAACTGGAAGAGACTCAGAGTTAAAAGCCATAGTTACAGCGCTTGGTGGCTAGGGTTACGTTGCCAAACTTGTGGGTATAGAGCAGCGATACGTGCTGCTTCTGCAGCTACACGCATTTCTCTTCGCCCTCTAAGATCTCGCATTGACGCTGAGATAGCCCCAGGGGGTACTTCTTCTGCTCGACGATGTGTCCCTTGTGCGTCTAGAAATTCTCTACGGATAGGGGCAGTTGTCATTAAAGCAACTGCGGCACCAAGGGGAGGGAGGTCGTATGCAGTGGATTGCAAACCCGTAAGAGATTTATTATCTGCTGATGTAACGAGTGTAAGTGGGGACTTGTAACTTACTGTTACTTTCTTACCCGGCCATCCAGGTCCATACAAAATCAGAGCTAGACCGCTGTCGAATGAAGTGAGATCTCGATTTCTTTTTAATCTCCAAGAACGAATTTCTGGTTCGCTAGCTTCAACGGGAATAGGATCTGCATAAGTAACTGTGTATATAGATTGAACAGCCTCGTTGTCTAAACCTTCTAAGTTGTATCCATCTTGGGCTGCGTTGTAAACGAAGCTAGTTGTTTTCATTTGGAAGATGCCATTGTCAGGGGCAGATAGATCTCTAAGATCATTGTTTAATGCATCCATGATTCTGTACCCAGGGAATTTAGGGGACACACGAATGACATCTCCGGTAAGATGCGAAGCTGGTATTGAGCCCCCGTAACCACGCATCACACTCACTTGGGTACCTGTCACATTAGTCACATACATGGCTTCAATATCAATTTCTATTATTACACCGATAGCTATGCCAGAAGAGGAGGCACCAGTAATAGTTAATGTCGTTGCGCTATCGTCAATACCTGTTGTTAGTTGCAACAGTTCTTCGACGTAGCCTGATAAAAGCATGTCTCTAGTTTCATCAATCCAACCTTGTACTATCGCCATCAGGTACTCCCAAGGATGTCATTGAGGGCATGTTTCTTACGGTTCTTTTCAGATTTCGATCCTTGTAAAAGTGTTCCTGCTTTAATTTCATGGGATGTTTCAGCATGTTTTTCAAAAGCAGCGGCACCATCAATAGATCTAGGTTGGGTACCTTCGGATCTCAATCGTTTATAAGCTGCCATATCGTTTTCTTTAGTCTTCTCTTTAGCTTTAGTCCCTTCCCAATCAATTGCTTTACCCTCATGTACCCCTTTAGTGGGCGTAGCTGACGCCGAAACGTACACTGATCCAAAGTGTTTACGAACTACTCCGCTACAACCTTGGCAAACTTCTTCGTAAGTTTCATCAAACCCGTGACGGAAATCAAAAGAGAGTCCACAATCAAGACAACGATATACATAAACGGGCATTAGTCTGGTCCTACTCTGAATGAATAACCAGCCCCTACGAGGACAGATTCTTCGGCTGCTGTTAAATCTCTGGGACTATCATGCCCCCCATATATCCACCGTGTGACTGTTGCCCAGTCATGCGGAAGAAAAGATTGCACACTTGTTCCGTTGATAATAAATATATTACTGCCTCTAGCTCTCGGTTGGAAGTGACGCATCAAAGCATAAGCAGGAGGAGTTGTATCTTCTCTTACCCCTATCGGTGGAACGATATCACTTACCGGTATAACAACTAAACGGTACTGTTCTTTATTCCCGAAAGTAACTCCACTAGTCATAGTCTCAGGCGTCGCCGTATAGTTACCACTCGGTGTTTCTGATGGCATTGTGACTGCGGTAGCGATTACCCCAGGTGTGGCGTCAACAGTTATATACAACGAATGCCCAGGGAAGGTAGTCGTGGTCAGTATCGTTGTTGGAATTGGTGCTGCGACAATTGTCGATACAGGTAATGTTGCTGTAATATTAATGCCAGCATGTATAGCAACTGAGTTGCCTGTGACTGCAGCAATTATTACTGCTGGACAAGCAATCGTTGCGGGTGTCACTGTTGCCGGGACTGATGGTGTAGCTGAGAATACAGTAGTCACACCGATTGTTGCTGGTGTCGCAGTAACTACAAGAGTGATACCAGTATCAGTAGGCTGAGAATAGGCGACACCTGACTGGCTGTAATCAATAAGGACACGGTTGTCCGGTATCGAAGTATCACGTTCTCGGTAAATAAATCCGGTCTTGTTATAATCGTAACCCGTTACATAAGGTACGCCACCCGGACGTTTTGGCGTATACACATATGCAAACGTGAGCGACAAACTGGCCGAACAACCAATTGTTGTGGCAGAGATTGTTGCATCACGTCTGACATATGTGAAATTAGGTTCGTTGTATTGGATGCCCGCTTGGTTATAGTTGTAGCTGCCCGGATATTGTGGGGCATACTCGAACCCCGCCTCTTGATATTCAATCTCTTCTTTGTTGTAGGGATTGACAGGGGGGAACGGCACCGGGGAGCCTCACCTTTCTAGCTACTTAACGACGCCGTTTCGGGATCGCCTACTCGGGTAGCAGCAATAGCTTTAGCGATAGCGATAAGTGCGGCAACTCCCGCAATTTGTAACGCATCACACCAATCAGGACCGGGGATAGCCATAGCGGCAGCCCAAGCCTGAGCGAATGTAGCGATGCCACGCTCTAATGAGTCTTTAATAAAACGCTGGTTCAACAACTTCTTGTCTCCGTATCTGCATAGCTGCCCAAGTCTTGGGACCGACTACGCCATCTGCAACGAGCCGGTTGGTTCGCTGCCATTGTTTTACTTTGGCGAGTGT